TGGACTGAAAAGTCTACGTCGCTCAAAGCCTTACTTGCCTGATCCACCTCAAAGAAAGACATCACATCTTTGGGGGGAATCTCGTGTTTAGTCAAAGGAGTCTTAGGCGGCACGTTCACTTCCTCCCATAGATCGAGATCCCATAGAGCCAGCAGCAGCCAATCCTGCAATACCAAGAAGCGAGAGAAGAATCAGCGGCACATTCCTACCAGTAAGACCTCGGGTCTTAAGGAACTCAGCCATTCTTTTTGTGGCAGCAGCACCCTTTGGTCCCTTGGGTTTTGCGCCTGCAACCCGATCATCAAACTCTTGGCTTCGAGGCCGATCACCAACTTCCAAACCCCGAAGCAGAGATTCCTCTTGAAGAAACAACTTATACAGCCTTTGCAAAGGCTTCTGCAATTTAGCACTGGTCTTTGAAGGCACACCACCTCGTTCAGCCGATTCCACAATCCCAATTACAGACTTATCATTAATTCTCTTATCAATCTGACGAGACAACTTGTCAATCTTCTTTTCGTTATCTGCTACGTTTTCGTCAGAAGCCATAGCAAACTTTAGAAAAGCCCCCTTTGAAAGCCTGTTTGGATCTGAAGTAGTAGGGCCACTAACCCCACCCAAAGATCGAGGACGAGGAGTTGTTTCTGTTCCGGGAGGGACAGAGCCCCTCTGACCCGTTTCAGGATCAAAACTCAAGTCGCCAGTTGTACCTTCTCGCCTCATGGCTTCGGCACGTCTAGCCCGGTCAGTTTCTTGAATTTGGGGACGTGCTTGGTCTTCCATAAGCCTTCTATATTCATCGTCAGCCCTGATTGCAGGACCGTCAGGAGAAGGCCTTGTGCTGATCGAAACCGATTCGTCCGGATATCGGCGGTTGACGATTTCTCTTGCTGCAAAGCCACTGCCGCCCCTCATCACGGGACCCTTTTCAGCACGACGAGCATCTCTTGCACTTTGCTTTCGTTGCCCTCGGTTCTGGTTTCTTACAGCATCGCCTGATCGACTCTGACTCGCAGATTCCTTTCCGGGTCCCAACCTAACTACAACTTGATTAGCCGCATAAAGTTCGGCTCGCTTCTTTTGAAAGACCTCCGCAGAAGAATTACTAGGAATCCTTTTAAGTTCTTCCGCTATTTGATCTCTTCGGCGAACTGCTTCCTTGCGAGCAATTTCTTGCTTTGAATCACCCGTACCCAAAACTCGATCGGTTTCTTCGCCTGCAAGGCGAGCATCTATTTGTGCCCGATCAACCTTAATTTGATCTACATCAGGTCTTTGGCCCTTAGTCTGAACCTCAGAACGATCAATTCTTTCAGTAGTTCCAACAGTTTCAGCAAGAACAGGAGTCCCTCCTGCTTCAACTGCAAGTTGGGAACCACCAGAAGTAAGGAGAGTCTTGTCAAGAATTGACTGATCTCTCTCCATGTTAGCAAGACGCTTCTTAATTTGAATAAGAAGCCTAGTCTGCTTTTCGTCTAACTTTTTGCCTTCTGAACTTGCAACAAGACTTTTAAGTCGTTTGATTTTTTTTTCAAAGTCTTGCCCTGTTCGCTGCCGTTCTCTTGCATTCATTGCACGGCGAGGGACAGGGTTTCCTTTTTCTGCTCTTGCAAGAGTTCTTTCTGCAAGTTGCTCTCTTTCCGCTGTCCGAATAACTGCGTCTCGCGTATTCGACTTAGGCGGTTGTGTTTCTTGGCTTGGATCGGGAAGCCCTATCGGCCTTTGAGACTCAGCCTGATAGTTAGCCGTAAATCCTTCTTGCACAGGAGGGCGTGCTGAAGCAAACTTGTTTCGGTCACCACCTTCAATGTCAAACTTCCTTCTCTGAAGTTTTTCCCTTTTAACAAGAAGGGGATCTTCAGAAGTAAGTTCTACACCAAGCCTTTTTCTGTCTTGAATTGCCGTTTCGTTGTAATCAAGTTCTCGCTGCAACTCAATCATTTCACGAGTTTCAGGTGCCTTTGACGCAGCAAAAGCATCTCTAATTTGATTAGTACGTCTTGCCCGTCCTGCTTCTCTTACATTTTTCTGATTCTTAAGATCCCTAGTTCTTTCTTCTTCAATTTTAGAATCAATTTCTTCGGGCGTACTGACGGCTTCGCTAGAGAGATTCTTTTCCTGAATGAATGTTGCGCCTGTATCAGGGTCACGCACACTCCTGATGTTTGACTTAACAGGATTTCGGGCTTCAACTCGACGATCAATAGAAACACTTTCGGGAAACGATTGAAGTCTTTGCTTAATAACCGTTTCTGTAGTCTTGTTTCTACTGCCTATGGGTTTGCCTTCGGCATCAATTTTTACAGAGTAAGAATTGTTCCCATCAAGTACATAACGAAACTTCCCTCTGAGTGTGTCAATTTCAAAGGTGTCAATGTTGGCCGCGATTGCTTCTTTGATTTCTTGGATCGTACTCATGGTTCTGTTGCCTCTTTAGGGAAGGAGGTTGTATAATGCACATACCCCCACACCCCCACTGGAATCTTACATGTCAAACGCGACAAACACTGTTTTGTCTTCACCGGAACCGATGCAAGTTGCTCGGTACCTGTTGCGAACTAAATTTTCTACGCCTAATGGCCGAAGCGGTCTTTGGTATTGGCGTGGTAACTTCTATGAATGGTACGGAGAAGAATGGAAGGCTCGCAATATTGAGTGGGTTGAATCAGCCCTTTGGGTTGCCCTTGAAAACCTTACCTTTCAGACCACTAGTAATGGTGTAGTCTCACAGCAAAGATTTGCACCTAATCTTTCAAAGGTTCAAAATGTTACGAGGGCCATTCAAGCCGTGTCTTCTTTGGCTCATGAAAGAGTTCCCATTTGGATGGGAGGACCTGAAGCCCCCTCATCTAAGTATTGTATCTCTTTTCAAGACGTAATCGTTAATTGCAAGACAATGGAAGTTCAGGATCGGACTGACGCATGGTTTGATCCTCACGTTCTTCCTGTTGCTTGGGAAGATGGCGACAAGCCCCCCCACACTTGGCTTCGTTGTCTTGAAGAGTGGAGCGGTGGAGACGAAAAGTGGATTGATCTGCTTCAGCGGATGTTTGGATATTGCCTTCTGCCCCATCGGGACTACGCTAAGTGGTTCCTTTTCTACGGCAAGATCCGTGGGGGCAAGGGAACCATTATGTCTGTGCTGAAGGCCCTGATGCGGGAAGGCTATATGGGTACTTGCCTTGAAGATATTGCGGGGCAGTTTGGCCTTTGGGGTATTGAGCAGTCCCGTTTGATGGCCATTAACGAGGTTTCAGAAATTTCAAACCGTGAAGGGGAGGCGGCTTGCCGTGTTCTAAAGAGCATTGTGGGCCGTGACCCGATCAGCATCAACCGCAAATACGAGCCCCCGCTGCGGAATGTTGTTGTGGACGCTGTCCCGATCATGCAGGCTAATGAGATCCCCAAGTTGCCTAACAAGGGACAAGGTCTTTCTAGCAAGATGGTTGTGCTTCCCTTTACGGTTTCCTTCTTGGGCAGAGAAGACTACAGCCTTCTAGGAAAGTTGCTGAAGGAACTGCCGTCTATTGCTAGATGGGCAGTTGATGGGGCCATGGCACTAGAAGCAGAGTCAGATCCTCGGCTTAAATTTGTAATGCCGGACGATGCTCAAGATACGGTTGACGAATACACCACCGTCAACAATCCCTACAACGAGTTTCTCGAAGATAAATTTACGCCTGACGAATCTTCGTTTGTGGGGTCTTCCGCGGTCTACGAAAACTGGAAGGTTTGGTCAAAGAACCTAAAGGTACCAAGAGTAAGTCAGGCACAATTCATCCATAAACTTTTGCAAGATTCGACTTGGACTTTGACTAAGCACCGTCTTGGTAAAGGCGGTTCTAGGGGTCTGAGGGGCCTTCGGATTAAACCCCAAGCGTAGGGTACCGTGGGGGTACCACCGGGGTACCGGGGGACATGGTTCCCTCGGTGCCTCTTTTTTGTATCACCAGCCCGGTTTTTGGGCAGGGGTACCATATGTACCACCTTTTTCTATAAAGGAGGTAGGTATGTATAGATATGTAAGAGTATACGCAGACATGGCACCCGTGGTACCCATGGTACCTATGGCGTTCCTGATATCAGCAAGGCCGATTGGGGTAACCACGCCTCATGGTACCCAAATGGTACAACCCAAAAAGTTTTGATACGGGAACGGTCTTTTAACTAATAATAGAGATTGGACTTAGGGGGTGATGGGGGGGTTAGACCACAGGTAGTCTAACTATTATTAATTATATTTATTTACATGGGTGACCATGTGACATTCAGGCGGATGGTGTATTGATTAGTGGGGTGTAAGTAGTAACACCATTAGAACTTTCTAGGTTTTAGTGGTTCGTTCGTTCACACTTCACTCAGGAGTATTTCTCATGATTCAATTGATCATTCGGTTGGTTATGTTTCCCGTTGATTTCGTGTTCTTGGGATTGGACATTTACAAGTCCAACAAGCAACACAACAGTCGGGTGTGTGATACTTGGGGGGTTCATAACCTTCCCAAGTTCAAGGATCTCTGCCACATTGCATGGTGGCAAGGGGCAATCGTGGTCTGTCGGAAAATAGACCACGGAGACGAAGTCGAGTACAGAACCGACTTCAAAGGAGTAGATCCGTACTACCTAGTGGTACGGATGGGAGACAAGGCATATCCGTTGCCTTGGTTCAAGCCTCTGTATCTCTGGGCATTGGAGAGATACGACCCCCCCGAGTGGGAGTCGTCCGAAGAAGTGGACTTCGAATATTGATTGGAAGGGGACTTCGGTCCCCTTCCAATCTCTTTTTTAGGAGAGATTCAATGCGTGAGATCCTGAAGGATATCGCCAGCATGACAATCATGCGAGTGCCATTTTTCGTGGTGACACTGTTCGTGTTCACCACCATCATCCCTGACTGGGTCGCCGGTGGACCCAGATCAGTAGATGTCCAGTTAACTGAGATGGCTGGTTGTGGAGTGCTTGCTGCACTCCTCAATCGTGTCATCGTTCGTCCCAAGGAGGACAACAATGAATGAAAACACCGCAGATCACACCTACGTGATGGAGTCCCGTGATAATCACCTCAATTTGAGGAATATCATCATGGAAGAAATCAGTACTCCTCACCCGTGGAAGGAGAAAGAAGAAGAAGATCTTCCGTGCATGCTGGCAACGATCAGCATGGACTGCATCGTATGCGGTCGCACAAATGATTCGGGATGTAACATTTCCGAATCAGTCATTGGAGTCGATGACCTCAGGTGTGTACTGAGAACAGTCATATCTGATAGATCTATCAGAGTCAATTACGATGACGCAAGGGCAGACTTCCCTTCGTTGGGACCAATCCCAATCCCGATGGATCATCGTGCTTTCATCAGGCTTCACAACTACAGGCTTAACATATCCTGTAGTTTGTTAGTAGTCTCCAAAAAGCCTGACAATGTGGTCAGGTCAATGGAGATATTGTTCCAAAGACTACCCATCACGGTTAGTAAGTGGAACAGTTTGAAGAGCAGTAGTAGACATTCATCTTGCTACAACAAGATGAAGCACTACGTCTGATGAGTGGTTAGTTGTAGGTTGACCGTGGTTCCCCCTGCCCGTCCGGGCAGGGGGAACCCGGTCTTATTTTTTTTGGTTTGTTGTGTTGGGTGATTCATACCAAAGTAGAGAAAGGAGTCTCATGCTTCACATTCGACATTTCTCGGATGAGCGTGTGCAAGATCTCGAACAACGAGACTTAGCACAGACGAACGGTGATGACGAACACCGTTCAGATGCTGGTATCTATGGCTTCCAAGTGGAAGTAGATCCAGCACATACGTCGGCTACTGTCGCCTACGAATTCATTCGTGAGGAGACAAGAGATGACGTAGAAGAGTTCCATAACATATGGAACCATGTATTCCCTCCTGACATGGAATACATAATCCCTCCGGATGACCCGGATGGATTTCAACCTGTCTTCAAGCAGGTTGTTACTGAGCAAATCAGTTTGATGCTCAAAGCCGAAGCATTGCTCCGGCAAGCAGCACGATCTAATCCAATCGTGCTTACTAGTCATGTCATCAAGTATCAACTTGATGTACCTGACAGAATTATCCACTGCGTGGATGGTTCCTGTCGTGCGTACTACGAGACGACAGAGCGGGTAGAGGATGGGTTTGTGATATCTGTACCCGCAAGGTTTGTTTACGGAAGACGTAAGGGTGGTCATCTGCATCTTATCTAGATGACTACACGTTTCCGTTTAGTTTTTCATGGGTCTCAACTAGTAGATGTAACTAGTTCAGATCCCGACCTTCCTAATCTGAGCCAAGCACCGCTTGTCTCAAATGCAACAGTTACTACCGAGGAAGTAACAGTCTCTGATCGTCATGCAGAACAGTATCAAAGCACAGTTCTTAATTCATTCACAAGGAAAGACTAATGCCAATCATGCGTAAGAAGAAGATCGCAGACAACTGCGATACGTTCAAGTTGATCGCCGTCAAGACGAACGAGAAGGGCAACTGCCTCCTCACGTTCGCCCCTCAAGGCGAGCAGGGTTCAACCGTGCTTCAGGTCATTGACTCTGGCACCAAGGATGCCAGTTACAGCATCAACACCCCCGAAGGTGATGTTGCAGTAAATGTTAGCACGGGTAGTGCTATCCTCGCATCACTCGCTGGCAAGACCGGCAAGTATGCGGATCAGGTGGAGAAGAGTTGGTACGAGCATCTCGATACGATGCTTACCAATGGTGAATCCATTCCCTTCAATTGGGAAGAACGATTCACGTCCTATGTTGGTTGCATCATGCACATTGCAACCACTCCCAGTTGCATTGAACGCAACGGGTTCATCAACTTCTGTAACTTCGATGTCTCAGAAGTTGAATACGAAGATCGCATGGAGTTCATCACTGATACTCTTGCGATGTTTGAGCCTGCCGATGAGAAGGCGATTGAGCAGTTCGTTCAGAACAAGAAGGCGTCTGCCCCGAAGCGACGGAAGCCTGTAGTCACTCGTGACTGAACACTGCTGACTCGACTAGGCGAGTATAAATAGCATTTAAGCCTAGTGCGGCCTCACATAGATCACCGTCTATGTGGGGCGTATGTCCTACTGGCCCGGTACCGACCAGTGGGCGTGTGGTGATTGATCATTGCTGCACGTTAAAGATCAAGGTGGGCTGCGCATACCTTTATGATGGAATCCATTAATCACGCAGACGTTTTTTTATTCAGTGTTTTAGTTTATGGTTTTAGTTTTTTTGTTTTTTTTATTTTTCATTTCATTTCATTTCATTCTATTAGCCTCGAACATATTGTAACTATATACCCCATACTAAAATAGATTAGTGTCTCTCTGTCTCGTACCTCACTTATAGGTATATGCGCAGACTGTACTGCGCATTCACATAAGGAAAAGCAACATGCCAAGCAATCCGCTTAAGCACCCACTGTTTAAAGACCGACAAGCATTCTTTCTTGAACACTGTCTGTACGACGAAAATGGAATGATCGTAGATAACCGTACCTTCAACAATGAAGGAGACGCTGATGCCTTTATGTCTTGGAAGCACCAAGAACAAAGAGATGATGGTGACTACACCAGTGAGTTGTATCTCGGTAGATGTCTTGTCCGTATGACTACGGTAGGACAACCTCCTGAAATCGTTGCAGGTTTCAGTACCAACGAAGAGATGACTCTTGGTTTCCTTGTACTTCTAGAGAAGGAAGACCTTAACCAATGAGCAGTGATAAAGATGACTGTCTTGGGCGTCCGGTTTCCCCCGCCCTAGCGGGCGGGGGAAACCTTCCTCCCCTCAGTTGGCTTGAGAAGAGGAGGAAGTATGAAGCAGGTAAATGGAAAGCACCTGTCCCACCTGTAGATGCCCGTTGGGTACACGATCATCGCATGGGTGAAGATGGTGTAGATCGTTGGATCATGTGGATTGATAACAAAGGAGAATGGCTATGAGCATGACTTTTTACAGCACAAATCATAAAGACGTAGATGGCCCCAACTTTAGTAATCTTAATACTGGGGCCATGTTTTCAATTCTGATCAAGCATCTTGATGATTGGTTTGACATGTTGTCAGAAGAAAACCATGAGGTTAAGCAGGAGTTGCTTGAGTCTATTGCTACAGCACAACACATGATTCCTGAAGAAGGAGTTGTAGCAAAGACAGGAGTTAAAAGAGTTAGGAAACTTACATCTCTGTGCATTAGATCTTTTCTTTACAACCTTGCAGTGTCACCAGAACTTTCATTCACAAATAAATTGGAACAAGAAGAACTAGATATGTTTGTTCGTGTGGCTTCACTAAATGATTGGCTATCTGAAGTGTCACATGATTCTCTCATCTATGCCACTTAGGAGACATAAATGTATGTTCATTTAAGTAACAGTAGTATTGGTTCAATTGCTCAAGCACTACAAGAAATTGTAAATGAATACTTGAGTTCATATGAAAGCGAGATCTGCACAAAGTTGAAGGAACATGAGCATGGCGGTGACTATGCCATCGAAGATGCAGTTGAACAAGCAGCATCAGACATGGCAGAAGAATTCCATGGTGATATCGAAGCAGTAGTTACAGACTACTTTGATACACATACTCATTGGCAATCTGAATCAGTAGATAAGATCCAAGAAAAACTTGATGAAGCAATTCAACAAGCCGAAGATGAAAAGGAGGATGAAGATGTATGACTACATAGATGAACAGCACATGTCAGATGCTGACTGGCGACAAGTAGATATGTACATTGAAGAGCATCAATTCGATAAGCAAAGAGAAAGAGAAAAGAAAGAGAAGCAAGAAGCAGATAAGCAAGAAGAAGAGAAACAAGAAGCAGATAAGAACAACGAACTGTTCAGAAAAACTAACATGAAAGAAACAGAAGACCCCCCCACTGATCAAGTGCGTGGGGTCAATTTGTGTTTTGACTGCCGTAAGTCTCTCACCAAGAACTCTAGTTGGACACTAGGTAATACCAACTACTGTCTTGACTGTGTTCGTCATCATCTTGCACCTTGAATCTATCCCCGCCTGACTCCCACAAAACAAACCACCAAACTAAAAGGTGGACGAAGGCGGTACGGGGACGCCATGATCTCAGAAGAATCAAAGAAGAACTTTACCACACTGCAACGTGCATTCAGTCGTGGTGATGTATCTATAGTTCACTGCGAAGACAGCAAAGGACGAAGCAATCAAATGCTTTGTGCCTTATGCCATGATGAACCAACTGGTACATACAAATATGTACCCTTTGCCATCATGATCACACCTTCCTTTTATCCATTCGTAAACAAGTTGCTGCCTACCAGCAAACTTAAAGGTGAATGGGGTTGGGTAACTAAAAATGATTCTACCGATACTAAAAGCGAGACCTGAATGCACACAGTGTGAACTACATACTGAAGCAAAGAACCCCGGTGTGCCAACAATTCATTACACCGAATCAGTATTCCCGTCTCCAACTACACCATATATATTTGTGATAGGTATGAACCCCGGATACAACGAAGACAAGGAGAACAAACCCTTCGTAGGTCCGTCAGGTGTCATGCTCAAGTCTGCGTACTTGAATCCTCTTGATGTATTAAAGACTCACAGCATCTACTTAACTAATGCTGTTAGATGTAGTACACCGGGAGACACAAAGATTAAAAACTCTCACGTCAAAGCATGTAAGCAACACACACAAGATGATCTGAATGAGGTCGTGCAATTCCATACCTCAACAGGATCTATTCTTTGTCTAGGTACACATGCAACACAAGTAATCACTAAAGAATACTTAGGTAAAGCAGTGTCTATCAAGCAAGGACTTGAGTTGCAAGGTCAACCAATTGATGTTTCAGGTAAGCAGTTGAATTTCTTCTGCACTTACCATCCTGCTGGTGTGATGCGAAGCCCCAACCTTAAGTACGGCGTAGCAGAACATCTTGAATTGATAGGTCAACAACTTCAAGGCAATGTGCCTGCACCTTCACTGCCCAACATCGTTCAAATTAGATCACCTCACAAATGAGAGACACCATGAACCAAGGACCTGTTCATTTCAATCTTGATATCTGCTTTGACAGGTATCTTTCATTCAAGTTCAACAAGGAACAGAGCGAACAAGCAAGGCAAATGCTTGTGGCATGGGATGGTGTTGCTAGGTTTATGGCTTGGCACCATGACCTTAAACTCATTCGACCTAAGGACTGGCACATTACGATTGCCCATAGTTCTGAACTAAAAGAACAAACTGAAATCAAGTGGAAACAAAATGATTTCAAGTTGGAGTATGAAAGAAATGTAATGTGGAAAAGACTTGATGATCAACATCTCACTGACTTTGAAGATCAGATGTTTGACTACAAGCATTACCTGAAGTCATTTACTTCAGGCTATCTTGCCATGGATATTCGTGGCAAAACTTCAATGGGATTGTTCTGCGAAGAAATCACCAAGACAATGATCAACCATATCCGTGAAGGTCTCAACCTTGATCTAATGGATTGGACTCCCCATATCACAATGGCTAACAAGACAGGGGATTCATCTGGTTCTATTGGTGGTATTGATATCACCAATGATCCTACTCAATTCAACAACACCACTCTTAAATACTTTGGTGCTAAATGGGAAGGAGATTTCTTTGATACATCATCTGTGGTCAGTCGAATGATCATGGCAAAGAAGAAAGAAACAAACCAAATCAACTTGGATTCTTACTACCACTACTGGGATAGTACCAACATGGGCTATACATCTGAATGGGGAGTTGAGTAATGCCCAGCACAATAAAACTTTTCAATGCAAGAGTACCTGTAGGTCGTAGGCAAAACATCCAAGGACGTTGGTCTACTGACAGTGAACACGGGAAAGAAGAATTAGTGTGGGCGTTAAGTAAAAGAGATGCCCGTAAATTTGTTGCTGCTTCTTGGCGAGTAGATGAAGATGCTGTTGTTATACGCAGCGGAAGACTAATCATTAATCCTGACACGGTACGAAAGCCAAGGCGTGTACCTGTCTTCTTTTCAATATGGGGTAACTATGAGCAAACGACATACTACGGATAGAGACTTTGAAATTGATACTGAGTACTGCGAACTCAGAGGGACAGTGACTCTTGACATCACCGATGATGTAGTTTCAGTTATCTCTGTTGAGTTCGAAGGCAACGGTGTCCACATTCTTTATGCTCTTAAAGACTTTGTAGAAGAACATATTCACAGTGACGAAGAGTACGATGCTGCTAAACTTCGCCGCGAAGAACAAGAGTGGGATGAATGTGAGAGAGCAGACGCAGACAGAAAGGAACGGTCATGCGAAGACTGAATGTCAGAGAGCGGTACGACCTAGAAGATGGTATTCGTAGGGCAACCGCACTCATGACATACCAGTCCGAGTGGTCATGGTTTGTTAAACGACACTCATGCAACGTGATTCAACGAGCAATAGATCATTCTAAGTCTGCAAAAGAACTCTCTTACCAGACAGGTATTGCATCAGGGTCTATCTCTAATCTTCGTAAAGGGATAACGATCTTGAAGCCCGAGCAATACTTCAAGATTGTCGGTGCTGTTTATCCTGAGTACGGCAAGATCATTGAAGCAGAACTCCATGACATAGAAAGGTTGAACGATTGACTGACCCCCCCATCCTTTCTCTTGACATTGAAACCTACGGAGCCTCACGCCATAACAACAACTGGATGAGGCTCCCTTCACAGAAGTACTTCCACCCACGCAAGTCAGAGTACTGGCAGTGTGTTGACCGCAATGATCTTGTCATCACTTGCGCCGTAACTCTGATGGAGAAAGACACCAGAGATTCATCAGGTCAATGGACAAAGCAAGCAATCTCTGAACTAGTGCCGGGAGAAACTATCTTCTTTGATATGTCCAAAGGGATAGACAACGAAGTGCTGTGCAACTGGATCAAGTATGCCGACACAATCATTGGGTCCAACATTCAGTTCGACATCTCTTACTTGAGACGATTTAGAAACGAGTACAAGTTTCTTCTTGATGGACGACACACCTACATAGACACAACCATTGCAGCCTACCTATGGAATGAACTGTCTTCATCTCGTAGCCTCAAGAAACTCGGACCATTACTCGGGCAGTTCTCTTACGATGAATCACTTGCATCTGATCATCGGTTCAACCACCCAAACGATCATCGACTGAAGAGATACAACTGCCAAGACACACACAACACTGTCTTGGTCTTGGCTGAACTAGCCAAGCGGATGCCCACCAACACGCACAAGTTCACTCCCTTCTGCATCAATCATTACAGCCAAGCAATCAACTCAGTAATAACAATGAGTGATTCAGGTATCCCTTTCTCTTCTCTTCGGTTAGAAAAGATGCGAGAAGAAATGGATGCTCAAATTAAAAGCAGTCGTGAACAGGCAAAGGACATTGACCTACGGCTTGGAGGAAAAGGATCTCACATCTCAAAGACAAAGTTCTTTGATGAAGCAATAACTGAGATCCAAGAAGCAGGTAACGAGGACATACTTGACCTGCTCGATAAGACTGAGAAGAACAAACAAGTAAGCCACTCCAAGAGAAACCGAATCATCCTGATGCAGTACTTGCCTCAGCACAGCAGGTTGTATCAAGGGCTGGAGTTGTTTGGAAAGTTTCAGGACGCTCAGAAACTTCTGTCTACTTACTTGTACCCATTGCTACTGCACAAGAGAAACGATCCAACAAATCTAAATGCAAGCCTCATCCCATTGATGATCAAGGGGCAAGAGAAGTACACTCGATTCTTCAAAGCAACTGAGTTGACGGGTGAGGTAGATGAACTTCAATCAAAGAGTTCTCCCTTTGCTGAGACCCTCAACAGATGCTCTGATCGCACCCCTCAATCTCTTACCAACAGGTTCATTGACTCACGAGTAGAGGAAGTTGCAGACTGCAATGCTTTCCCTTCATGGTTCATTACACCTAGCAAGGTCAAGAACGACAGTGGGTCACAAGGCGGTACCATCCAAGGCAGGATCACATGCAAAGATCCTCATGCCCAGACATTCCCATCATCTATCAAGGAATGTATTTGCAGTCGCTTCAAGGACGGCAAGATCATCGGATTGGATCTAAGCCAGATCGAACTAAGAGTTGCAGCCCTCTTGTCTGGCGAACAGTCAATGATCCGTTCATACCAAGACAAGAGAGATCTTCATGCCGACAGAGCAAGAACCCTATGGTCTAACTACGACACACAACCCGACACCCAAAAGCAACGCCGCCAAGTGGGCAAGATGATGAACTTCGCGGACCTCTTCCTCGCATCAGCCAACACCATGCGGGAACAGGTGTACGCCCAAAGTGGGGGGGACATCAACCTCCCCCTCGACATGTACCAGCAAGTAGTCAGAACCCGACCCGAGGTACGACCCCAACTCAACAAGTGGCAGAAGCAACTACTTATTGAAGCCAAGGTCAACGGTGTAATTGAACTACCATTCATTGGTCAGTCACGACAGTTCTCTAACATCGCAGCAGAGAGATCAGAGATTGTGAATTTCCCTGTACAAACTACTGCTTCTAACCTGATGATGCAGATTCAAGGAGCAATGACTAGAAACCTGAAGGCCAAGAGTAAGAAACGCAAAGAGCCTCTCATATTTCTGCAAGTGTTTGATGCGGTTTATGTAGATACCCCCCCACAATGTGACGATATTGTTGTAAGTTCTTTCCAAGAAGCAATGGATTCAGTCATGCAGCCCTCAGGTTACTGGGGAATGCTCTGCAAATACCATAACCAAGAACTACTCCCACTAGAATTTGACGTAGAGACAAGCAACTGAAACGAGAATGGACAATCTTCAAGGACACACGAGAGAAAAAGCCTTTGGTTTTTCCAGAGACTATGGCGTGTCTTGACGATACTGCTCCTATATCTCGCCGAAAAGATGTCACCGTCCGGCTCCACTCAGTCAATCACAAGATGGACACGGGTGATTATGCCCTGCAAGGTTATGAAAACGTAGTTCTTATTGAACGTAAAGGTAGTCTTAGAGAAATCACAGGCTACTGCCTGACCAAAGATGGGCGACGTAGATTCATTAATCAATTAGATCGCCTCAAGGCTGAAGCATCCAAGCCATATGTGTTGCTTGAAGGTACAGCCCACGATTTGAAAAAACCTACAGTTTATGTGCCTAAACCTCACCTTGCTTTAGATGCTTTTCAAAGGATCTTAATGGAAAAAGAAGTGCCTTTGTTACTTCTTCCATCAACTACATTGGCAGCAAGAAGAGGCATGGGCGAATGGGTTGCCCGCCTCCTAATTAACGGAGCATTGACCCATGGCATGGAAAGTAACGACAGTGGTGATGGCGGCTGACACGACTGCCACCCATACGACAGCAGGAGAGTATGGCACAATGCTCATTCAATGTGCCGATACAGGTACAACGGTCAAGGGTTCTCTTGACGGGACAAACGGCACAGCAGACCTGATGGGGGGAACTGCCGCAGATACTCCTATCTCAATTGATAACTATCCTTACCTACTGCTTGATAGTGATGGTAGTGGAGATTCTGCAATTGTCATTGCTGAACGTGTCAAGGATCCGTCCTGATGCCTTGGTACAAGACGGCCACCGTTTCCACTAATCGTGGGTCTGACCCCATGACAGGGAAACTAGAGGGCCTTTCAAGCAGAGTGAAGGCGAGGCTTTCGGATAAAACCGGGACCATCTCCGTCACATTCAGGGGTTCAATTGATGGCATTAACTACGGAGCAGCCCTTACCAACCGTGATGGTAGTGGAGTCATCATGTCTGCGGATGGATTCGCAGACCTCGAAGCATGGCCGTACTACAAGATTGTGAATACTGCCACGGGCAGTGGATTTGCCAACATTAATTTTTATGAGTGGATTGAAGATCCAGATGATGAGGTCACCTAATGGCAAAGGTACTTGTCATTGGAGACTTACATTGCCCTGCCGATCTTACTAAGTATCGGCAGCACTGTCAGCGTATCCGTGACAAGTACAAGACCACGAAGACTGTTTTCATTGGCGACATCGTGGACGCCCACCGCTGGGGTAGATGGGATCCCCATCACGAGGCAGATGCTCCCCCCGCTGAATACAAGAAGACATTAAAGCGGGTGGAATGGTGGCACAAGAACTTCCCCAACGCTTATGTCACCATCGGCAACCACGACATGCGGTCAGTAAAGCAGGCTCGTACTGTCGGTATCCCCGACAACATGGTGAAGTCATATGCAGATGCTTGGGGTACTCCGTCATGGGAGTGGGTGAACAATATCGAGATCGACAATGTCCGATACTTCCATGGCGAAGGATACTCAGGTAAGTTCCCGCATTTCAACGCAGCCATGAACTCTATGAAGTCCACGGTAATGGGACACATCCATGGCGTAGCAGCAGTGCAGTGGTTTGCTCGACCGGGCGGTAAATACTTTGGAATGTCTGTAGGTTGTGGTGTTGATGTTGACCACCCCTACATGGACTATGCAGAAAAGCACCCAACAAAACCAATGATCTCTTGTGGTGTAGTAATCGACGGAAGCCCTTATGTTGAGGTACTAAATGCCTAAGTCAGATGTGCAAGTAGCAAGAGAAATTGTCGGTGCTTTTGTAGAAGAGTGTGGTGCTGATGCTGTTGTTATTATTTACAGTAAAGTAAAGAGACGAAAGACAGAGACCTTCCTTGTTCCCTTTGGGAATGCCCACACTTGTAATGCTCTCATTGACTACGCTTATGAGAATTACGAACCTCCTTTTCCTGCCGAAGAAGTAAACGAATCAGAAGATGAAGACGACTGATAGAGCAATTAATATCCAAGCCGTAACCGGAGTGCTTCAACTTCTAGTTCTTATACTTGGAGTTGGTGGCCTCTTCTTCACCATAGGTACTAGAGATGAGATGCTTAAAGATGCAACAGAAGAAATCTCAGATCTTAAGTCTATATCTACAGATCTACTTGCGGCTCAAGCATTGTCTCAAACTCAGAATGCAAAGCATGGCCAAATGCTTATCGACATTCTTCGACGTATCGACAGACTTGAAGGCCCCTAATGAAACCTATGTTGTTTTGGAGAGACGCATCTGGGCAGTTCTTTTACTGTTCGCTCTCTGCATTACTGCATTTCTTCTTGGGTCCTGTTCTGCTTCAACTGAGATCGCCAAGGCGTCGACCGTCATTGGTGACAAGGCAGCATCGTCGAAGAACCGCTTCGCCCTTATCGAACAAGAGGCTGAGGCGTCATCGCCGGACTTGGTACTAATTAAAAGTGAAGCAGTGGGGGGGCAGAAGGAGCAGGATGTAATCCTGAACTACTCCTCTGACATACAACACTTACTTCCATCAGTAGAAGACCAGACTCCTTATTGGTTAAACGTAGTAGAGTATGGTTTAATTGTTCTTGGCTTATTAGGTACTTGCTGGCTTCTTTGGTACACAGGCGTAGGTGCTTTGATTAAGGGGTTGATAGGATTCATACCCCGAGCCAAGAGAAGAGAAGCAAACCTAGCAAGTGAGGCTCTTGATGAGAGGAGTCCCGTGACGGTGCGGGAACTTGTTGCAGCCAAGCGTGCTTCAGACCCGGAGTTCGATCGTGCCTATGAAAGATCAAGAACTGAAAGAGATCGAGCAGTTCGCTCGAATGAAAGACCCTCTGCCGGGATGTGATCTTTGGATCATTCAAGCATCGGACACTATAATTAACCTTGTCTCTCATATAAGGAAACTTCAATGTTCACAATTGCATCAATCGAATCGATCATCGGATCAATCTGGTTCGCCGGACTGACTCTTCTTGTTGGTTATGTGGGAGGCCACATCTTCCCTATCAGTAAGATCACTAGTCTGATCAGTGCATCAGACAAGAACGACTGATAAATAAAGAGTCTCTGTGTTGCTCCGAGTCCACCCCCCGCGTACGCGGGGGGTGGACTCTTCGCTATCTCATTTAGGAGTTAAGGTATGTATCACAAAGATGACCGTGAATATCAGGATCGTGACCATGACGCTGATGAGATCAGCATCGACCCAGAAGCAGATGGATTTAAAGTTATTGAGACTCATCAATGGCTAGAAGCCGTACCCAAGAATGTTCTTGAGTCTCTTGACTGGCGACTCGGAACCATGATCGACATCACTAGTGCAATGGATACTCAACTCCATGCCATGCAACGAGAACTGCATGAACTGCGGTGTGAAGTAGAAAAAGAAATCGTGCGGAAGTCCTCTAAGGATTGGTACAACAATGCCCCCAAAGACACCTGAACTAAAAGCACCTGAGACCATGGGCAAGGATGCTTACGATTATCTGAAGGCTCATCAGATCAATGCTGTTTCCCCCCCATGTCGTTCCAGTGATTACCGACTGGCTCTTGGTGATCCCTTTGTTTATTACATGGCACGGCGGCTGGGTATTGTTCCCGCCTTGTCTCACTCTCCCGCACTGAACCGTGGTACTTGGATGCACCTCAGGTTCCAACACTTCAACAAGCCTGCAACAAAAGTAAACACCATCATGCAGGAAGCACTCGGTGAAAGGATGCAAGAACTCTCTGGCATCTGCACTGAATTGGGTATCCAAGGTGAAGGCAAGGCCAAGGTAATGGCAAGGGAAGACAAAGACTTCCACTGCTCAATGGGATGGTACGAGTCAGCGTGCAACATCCCTTGCTATGAAGGCCAATCGTTTGAAGACCTACTGCTTAGTCCTCACTGGCACATGATTGGAACAGAGTTCCGTCTCGTTACTTCTGTTGCAACAAACGGAAGAAGCAAGCCAATGAAGTGTGTCAGCCAACCAGACCTGCTGCTCTATCACAAGGGACAGAACACGCTGTGGATTCTTGACCTTAAGACTACAGCAATGAGTCCCAAGAAGAGAGCCATGGGAGTACCAGTAGATTTCCAAACAGAACACTACATGTTCAGTGTTGATTCCCTGCTAAAGGGCGGACAACTCCAACGAGCATTCAACCTGCCCAGCGACTGCAAGTTGGGGGGGATGATGCACCTCATCGTCCGAAAGCCCAGCATCGAGTTCGGAACCAAAGACCGGTCCTTCACCATGGACACCACACCATTCAAGAGCGGCCCCCGCAAAGGGCAGCCCCGCATGGTCAAGAACTTTGAAGGTGAACCATTACTTGAGAACTACATTCTTAGATGCAAGGACTGGTACTCCGCAACAGGAGACTACCTTGATAAAGAAGCCGAGTGGGTTGAAGATCCTCCTGTAGGAATTTCATTTACGAATGCGTCATTGGTTCTTGACAAGCAAATCCAGAAGCGGTATGTTGATAGAGTTCGGATAATTCAGCGGTACGCATCGGATCTTGAGCCCCACCCTCATAACTTTCCGATGACTGACAGTCCGTTTGCACGGGCTGACTTCTCAACCTATTCCCCATTCATGCTTTCCCCGGTGGAAGAATGGCCTCGTCTAATCCAAGATGAAGGATTTGTTCTTCGTCGAAGAGATGAGCCTATACCTGACGACATTGAGTTTGATGTCATCAAGGAACCCGGCTCGGAGTTCGAGGAATGAAACCAAGGAATAAAAATGCGAGCAGGTTTACTCAAGACGCTCTCACTAGGGCTGCAAAAGGGCAGCACGAAAATCGCAAGGACCGGTCAAAAGCCTACGGCAAACCACGTCCCGGCTACAAGAAGAGGAAACGAAAATGAATGACGAACTCAATCGAGAGATTGCGTACTCAGTAATCCTTCCTAAGTTGCAGCAACTCGTACAGGAAGACAAAGACAATCAGATCACTACAGTTGCAAGCATGAGAGGTAAGTTCAACACCACGTTTGAACAGTCAATCTCAGCAAGCAAGTTCCAAGAGTGGATTGATCTTCTTGATATCAAGTTCCAAAGGAAGACGGTGATTGTGTGGCCTGCTCCCGGCAGGCCCTCCGGGCCGCCGCTCGCGGCCCCCACCAATCTTGAGGTTGAAGAAGAGACTGACGATTCAATGTCTCATTCATTCCCTCCTCAAGTTGAACGATCTAATCTTGATGCCTTCGGTCAATGCTGATGGCACATACTTCTTACCAAGGAGCCCAAATGGCTTGGAAGACACTGGGCTTCTCCGGTCAGCGGATGCAGTATCCGCTCAACTCCATGTTCGGCATGGTGGTCGGAGAGCAAAACACGGGAAAGAGTTATCTCTTTCAATCTAATGAAGATGCTTTCATCTTCAACATGGACCTCTCATCCACTGTTGTTCCCGAATGCGTGGCAACTATCTGGCCGGGCATCAATGAAGAAGGTCGCCCCATTGATGTAGACAACAAGCCAATGGTTCTTGACTGGGACAAGGTCCTACAAAAGAAGAACCAACTGATTGATATGGCTAAGAAGGAAAGCCCGCGACCACAGTGTGTCGTCTTTGACACCATCACTCCTCTTGTCCGTATGCTCAAGCCTTGGGTTGCCCAGCAAATGGGTAGAGAAAAGTGGGAACAATGCCATGGCCCAGCAGCATACGATCGTCTATACGAAGAGATTCTTCAAATCGCCGCTGACCTTAGGAAGCATGGTTACGGCGTGTGGTTCATTGCACACCTCTCCAAAGAAATCATGGAGGTAAGTGAAGAGACCACCAAGCGTGAACTGACAGTCAATCTTTCTAGTGGTTTGACTAGACGACTCACGCCTGCGGTAGAAATGATTGCTCCTATCTGCTGCGATGTCGTAACTGAGATGGTTCCCCGTAAGAAAACCCTCAAGATGTCTAACGGCAAAGAAGTAGAAAAGACTTTCCATGACACCGTAACTTCCTATAAGCGGAAGATCGCATTCGATGATCCCCGCTTTGCAAGTCTCATTCGCACGAGGACTGTCAATCGTATGGCAGACGTAGACCTCAACAGCACTAGTCCTTGGACTCAATTCGAAACAGCGTTCAACAACGCAAATGGAAACTGACATGACTATCAGCAACAACGCGCTCTCTGCTTTCAACTCCAACATGGCTGCTGCCCCAGCAGATACTTCAGGTGGTTACAACTCGTGGTTCCCTGAGCAGGGTGATCACGACTGCACCATCGAGGGTGTCTTCATGACTGAATGCACCGGCAAGGAGTGGATCGACGGCACCCCTTCCGAGTACGACGGTACCCTCATCAAGTTCAACTTCCGTCTCATCGATGATCCGGGCAGCCCTGATGCTCCTCGTGCTTTCGACGGGGCACCCTTCATTCTTCCCGTGAATGGCCCTGACGCCCTTCAGACGGAGAAGGGCCAGAACAACCTGACCCGTACTCTCGGGCGGCTCAAGGGCCACCTGACGACTGTCCTCGGCATGGACGATATCCCTGATCTGGGGGCTGCTATCGCTGCTGTCGAGGAAAGCATTCAGACGGAGCCGATCGCTGTCAAGGTGAAGACCAGCACCTACAACGCTCCGAACGGAAAGAGTTACAATACCGAGTACATTTCTTCCCGACTTGGTTGACAATAGTGTCGAGTTCTTTCGATACTGATAATGAGTTTCCCCCCCACCTCCGTCTCGGGGGTAGCCTTACACGCACCCCCGAGACTTTATCTCTTTCCTCCTTCGGGCCTACCTTTCTTCGGAAGGGTGGGCCTGTTTAATTATGGCCACATCAATTCCAACTTGGGCAACGATATCTCCTATTAAAATTAAAGAAGGTTTAGGAGAACCAATCCGTTGCAAACTTTCTTCTGGATTGACCAGAATAAAAAAACCCTTGTTCGATGAGCATGGTATAACTCTGAAGCAAGGCTTCTTCCAGATCGAGGGGCGTCTTGCTCTTGTACTTGAGCCTCATCTAGGTGGGACACGATGGTGGCTCTGTTGTTCGTGGAACCTTGACCAATCGACGACCGCCGACTGGTCGGACCATGAACTACTGTTGCGAGCAGACGAGTCCACCGATTGTAAATTCTTAGAGATTGAAAAATCCTTAAGGCTTTCCTCTCGGTGGGCCGTCTCTCGCATTCAGTTCATAGATTTTAGAATTACTCATGCTCACATGAAGGAGTTGAGTGATCACATTGGTGGCTTCAAAGAAGAAGGTCGTTCTTTCTTCGAGCGATTATTGCCGGGCAACTTGCCGTCCGCAGTAAGAGTATCTCCCAACAACTGGCAAGTATGGATTCAATTGTAATGGCACATGGAATCACAGAATCAGACGGTCTCGTCCTACACAAGAAGATGGCTTGGCACGGCTTCGGTAATGTTGTTGAAGAAGCACCTACCCCTTATGAAGCATTGGGTCTGGCGAATTTGAATTGGAAGGTCAACCAAACCGAAAGTGTTCGAGGCACCACGGAAAATGGCGATACCTTTGACAGCCCCAAGTGGCGTCTCAACATTCGTAGCGACAACAGTGAAGTTCTAGGATGCGTCAGTGAGAACTACGTCCCTATTCAGAACAGTGATGTCGCCCACTTCTGCGAACAGATTTCACAAGACACTGTGGTCAAGGTTGAGTCAGCAGGCTCTCTGTTTGGTGGACGACAACTGTGGTTTTTGCTGAAGGCTGAAACATTTGAAATGGGAAGAGACGGCAAGGAAGACCCGATTGCCCCGTACATTCTGGTTGCTAACAGCCATGACAGTACGCTTGCATTCTCTGCTCGTCCTACTTCTGTCCGAGTAGTCTGCAACAACACCTTGTCTTGGGCTATGAACCGCAAGCAGAACGTCTTCAATCTGCGGCATACCGGAAGCATCCTCGACAGAGTTGATATTGCAAGAGAAGAACTTCAGAACTATATGTCAGGGATTGATAAGTTCAAGGTTGCTTGCAATCACCTGCGTAATACCACCATCAATCGGGAAGAGATCCAGCGATTTTTCTTCCAGATGTATGAGCGATGTGTTGGAGTAATTCCTGACGAAGGTCCTCATACTTCCGATGAAGATTACCGCAAGCGTGACAAGGCAATGAAGTCCATCGAAGAAGTGTGCAACAACTTTGATGAAGAGTTGAGTGTTGCAGGAGATAGTTACTGGAACGCATTCAATGCTTCCAGTCGCTGGCTTCAGAACCGCAACAACAGTAAGAACCCCGACACTCGAATGTTCAACAAGATGATGGGTGCAGCAAACGACAACACCAGCAAGGCATTCAACCTTGCCTTGTCTAGTGCAGGAGCCTAGTAAGAACCGTATGAGTCAAACACTCCCGGACTCATACGCTGCTGCTCACTACCCTGCGGTGCGGGTGGGGGGGCAACAGTACCTCCACGTTCTTGCTCCAGAATGTTTTGGTACTGCCCTCTCACCTGTGGGTTCATACGCCCAACCATTCGATCACGAAGTTCAGTCATCTGATTCTCTCTGTGCTTCTTTACCTGTTGCTCAGTAACAGTAAGAGGAATGCCGAACTTCTTTTCAAACTGCAATGCAATCCTATTGGCCTTCTCAAAGTTGTTTGATTCTCTAGCACTGATGAATTCAGATTTAATCTGATCATGCTGCTGCTTGTTCGTAACCAAGAACTTATGTAGTTCCTGATCGTTACGATTCAAGTAAGGACCCAAACCAACTGAAGAGAAGATCCTCTTGATTGCAGACTCCTGCTTCAGCAAAGAACCATCTGCTCTATAGATAGCAACTTGACCTTCAGCATTAATCTGATTGAAGTCAGTGAACTCTCGTTGAAGCCCCCCCACAAATCCTTCTTGGCTTCCAATACGAGGAGCCATGTTCAATGCCCGCTGGAAAGAGATGCCGCCGGGGATGACACGAGGCAGCAAGGCACCAATAAGAGACTTGTCTTCTTGCATGAGAGCATTGCTACCGTCAAGTGCAATGTCAATCACGGGAGGGATAGGCAACTTGTAACCAAGATCCTTCCGGTCACTAAGAACAAGAGGCCCAACAATGCTGGACTCAAACAAAGTCTGGGCACCCAAGCCCTTGCTGAAGTCCATGCCTAGTGCATTCTTGCCTACCTCATAGACAACAGCACTAGTACCAAGAGTCCTTGCCATGTCGTGGAACATTGCAGAGAACTTGCCTTGAGTTTGAAATCCTGTTGCACCCCAAGTACGCCTGCCCTGATTAATCATTGGGGCAGTGTTCGTCCAAGAAGTAAAAGTACGCATAGGGAACGTAAGGAACTGACGCACCCATGGAAGGGCAAGCACACCACTCTGGAAAGCAGCCGGGCTGTTAACAATGTCAGAACCAAACTGGGTGTTCTGGACAAAGGACTTGATGTTGTCCTTGCCCCTAATCAAATCCTCTGACTTACCCATGAATGAGTAGTCAGTAAGACCCTTCTTGCTCACACCCTTAATGCCTCGGACCTTGCCCGCAGTCTGCATTGCGGCAAGTGCTGCTTCACCTGTAGCCACACGGTTAAAGATCTCAGTGTGCTGGAACAACTTCAAAGGAAGTTCAGTGGTGAAGTACTTGAACTTACCCATGTCCTTGTCACCTACTGTGGCAAAGGCAACTTGATCCAACAACTCATAAGAACTAGACCGAATGTTCAACAGGTCTTCGCCGTCAACATTAGACAGGCGGAAGTGCTTACGACGCAACTCGTCAATCTCATCAGCGTTACCTCGCATAGGCAACTTCACTCGATCGCCTATGTAGTTGAAATACTGCTTAAGAGATTGCCCATATCCCTTGGCCATGTTGCCTGCACCCATCCAAGTCTGAGCAAACAGCAGTGGCTGGAACAAGTTAAGTACAGCAGACGCAGGATTAAATCCAAGGTGAGATGAGTACAACGCAGTAGTAGCACCACGACCAAAGTTACTGCCGTCAAACTCAGTCAAGTCTCGCTGAGCAAATGACTTCATCGCACCAACAAAGCGATTGCTCTCAGCGTTCTCCTTGCTCACCTTCTTCATGAACGGGCTATCAACCAAACCCTTTGCAATCTTCTGGGTGCCAAGCATGGCGTGATACCCCAGCAGATCATTGATCTTCATGTCACCCTTGATGCGGGGAATCAACACACCTTGGATGTAAGAACTAGTAGCCTTGTCGCCCGCAATATCAAACTCACGAGTCAGGGTTTGAAGGGTGTCATATCTAGTCTTCCCCCCCAACACTTCTCTTGCTTGCACATCCTTGCGAGCGTCCTTGGCTCGTACCAGCGGGTAGTCCTTGAGACCCACCTTGATGTCCGGCGAGATCTCGTCAGCGTACAAAGCAACATCGTTTCGAGTCTGCTTTAGATACTTCTGAAGGGCAGGCTGGAAGTCTAGATTAGATACCTGAACTACACCGTCTTGAGGCCCGCTCTTAAATGAACGCTCCATCAACTCTTGGTTGCGACCAATGAAGTTTTCAAGATTAGGGTTGGCCTTGCCTGCCTTGCGGTACAACTCTGAAATCTGATCCAAGTCTTCAGGATCGTAGATGCCATCCTTTACTGAACGATCTCGGATACGGCCAGAAGAATAGTTACCCTTGGCTCGGGGATCTACAAACTTGTCAGTGCGGATCTTGGTCCCGTCAGCCATGACGTTAGACCAAACATTCCGAGGCATGTAGTTCTCAAGATCATCAAGCGATCGCTGATCCTTGATCACTTGCTTGAACTCGTTCAACTTCATCTTGCCTGACCGGAGTCCCTTGACGATTTCTTCCGCCATCTCATTATTGACATGGCCAAAATACTCCGACGCAAGGAAGGGTACGTCTTCTTGCTTGGCAACAGTGACACTCTTTTTAAGGTTGCTATACAACCTAAGAATCTTGTTGTCATCAAACTGCCCCTTGGCGTTATAGAAAAGATCGGCGTACCGATCCTTCATAACATTACGGGTCATACCCATGAGTGGAGCAAAGCCTTCTCGCTCCAACCACTGCTGCATCAAGTTGTCAGGATCAAGGTTCTGACGAACACCACTCTTCACTTCACCCGTAACCCGACTACCCCGAGCCACCCGCACGGCAACCTCGTCCCCAATAATAGGACGAGTAGCAGCAGCAAACTGCTGGGGGGGAAGGACCCCTTCATCCAGATCCCGAAGCATGGCATGAATATCACCTGCCTGCTCCCGAGTAACAGGGATCTTCTTCCCGCTTTCCGTCACGACGTTGTTGGAAAAACCAATACTGGATTGCTTACGCACCAGTTGCTTGTTCATCCCGTCCATGACAGCGTGCATGTACACCTGACTCTTCTTTAAATACTCAGGAAGAGAAATGTATTCGCCATTAATGTTGGCGTAGATTACAGGGGCACGATCAGGAGACAGTGTAGTAATTGGCTCCTTAAGACCAAACTTCTTACCGATAGTGTTTTGAAGATTCTTAAGAGTGGGCCTGAGGGGGATCTGTTCCTTCTCGACTAGGTCGTCAATGCGACGAGTCAAGGAGTTAAGGACCGTAGGGAGTGCGCTGCCCTCTCCCATCTGGTGGGCGTTCAACAAGCCAAGGCTTTTGAGAACGTCTTGATTCCCCCCCACAAACTCTGAGTACTTACGGCCTGAGAAGATGCGGCCTGTTGCCTTGATTGACGAAGCACCCGCAGGCGACGTTACAAACGTCAACCACACAAACGGGTTAGTGGCTAGATCAATCAGCGCATCAGACAGTCCCGTGCCGCCATATTGTTTCTTAAGGCGGTCAACGTAACTGTCTCTTTCCATAGGACTGAGTTGCTCAGGACTAAAGAAAGTTTGCTTGAATGACTTGAAGGTCGCTTCGTCATCCAAGAATTGTGTGAATGCGACGTTCGGGGCATCATAGATCGCAATGCGATCAAACCCCTGATTAGGAATCAGACCTTCTTCGTCATACTCTTGCATCAACCAATCCGGGTACGGATACGAAGAGTCACATTGATGCCTTCGGCAGTGCTAGTGCCCGTAACCTTGAGGCCAATGCGGTTTCCTGCGGGGACGATGTTAGCGGTTTCGTCAACGGTCCATGTAACAGTGCTAGCATCAGTCGTACCAGTGGTAGCAGCGTTGGTGATTGCAGTACCGCCAGTGACAGGAGCCGTACCAGCAACAAGGCTATCAAGACGGAAAGTCGCATCGTTGGAACCATCATCATCACTAAAAGTCAGGTACGCAGCATCGACAACAGTGTCAACTTCGCAATACATGATGTAGGAAGACTTGGTTTGCGTGAGATCTTCGGTGTCACTGTTAATAGTAACAGAGACATACTGAAAAATGTCAGGGAAACTACGGTCAGAATTCGTGCTAATAAGAGCGGTCGTGCCAGCCATGATTCAATTCCTAGAAAGGGGAGTTAGGGTCAGCAGGAGGACCCTGCATGTTACGAGCAAGTTCCTGCAATAGATCTTGCCGGGGGGTACCACCGAGGACAACAGCGTCTTCGGGTAGAGATCGGCCTGCTAATACAGCATCGTAAACAGCAGGGGAATTTTGCTTAAGAAGTTCAAGATTACGACTAGTTCTTTCTCGGGCTTGCTGCCCCAACATATGGGCTAGGTGTTGTCGTTTTATTGACTTTGCTAGTTCTTTAGTCTTGTCTCTTTCTCTTTGGATATAAGAACCTGAAATATCGTCTCGCACACCTTGAATAACAGGCTGTGCAAGTTGCGCCCCAAAGGCAGCAGTCAATGGATTGATAGGCTTATTAAGACCAAGCCCAATAAGTTTTCGAATACCAGCAAGCCTACTCATTGGATAAGGTCCCTAAAGTATTCCATCTCTCTATTTATCTGGGGTTGAGGAACCCCTTGAGAAAGAATTTCTTTTTCTTTTGATCCTAAAACTGCTTGAAGTTCAGGGGAAAGAGCAACTCTTTTATTGCCTCTAGTATGCTTCAAAGCCGCTGCACTTCTACGCTCAAGCATCTTTCGCTTGTATTCTTCTTGTTGTTGAACAAGTCTAGTTTGGCGATAGTTCTTAAGAAACTCTGCGTTACTTTGGGCTTGACGAACTTGTCGTTTACCTCCAGAAGTAGCAGTACCATAAGCCATCAAACCAAGACTAGCAACGGTTCCAAGAGGACCAAATGCAACTCCCGCTACTCTCCCTAGACCAGTCTTTCCTGCGTAGCCTGCAAACTTCGCAAACTTACTGTACTTCGCAGCATCATCTGCCTTGCCTGCAACAGACCCCGCTGCCGAACTTCCCTTGGGAGCGGTACTTGTAGAAGTTGGAGAATCAGGTACGTCAGGGCTAGAAGAAGTTCCGGGTGTAGGCGAAGCAGGAGAAGGGCCTTGAACAGGCAAGTCAACTGCGCCTGCAACAGACCGACCAGATCCTCTTGGCTTAGTTCCCTCAATAATTCTAGTTCTATTGCCTAGCCTATCTCGAACAAGTTGATCGGCTTCATCGGCAGAAGTTGCAAAGACGTTATATCTCTTAACCTTGCCGGGTTCGCCAGCCTGAACACCACTTTCTGCGACTGAAACAGTGTAAGACTTAACCGTCTTACCCTTATCATTATCAAAGTAAGCACCAGTAGTGTTTCGCCTTTGCTTTGCGCCGGGCGTTGTATCTCCAACGGCATCTACCAAAGAATTCCTAAGTCCCTTAAGTTGAGCCGTTCTCTTTGAATCACCACTAGCACGATTCAATTCAATTTGAATTTCGTTATTAATCTTCTTGGCATTACGCCTAAGAAGTTTTTGTGCTTCTACTTGCTTTTCGCTACCCGAAATATCTGTCCGTGCCCAAAGTTCGTCATATTTCTTGACAAGATCTTGCTTAATTGCCTCGGCTTTTTCACTGATCTTTACCTTGGCTTTGCCGTTAAGCGGGCGCTGATCACCAATAGTCTTAGTGACACGATTAAGAATTTCATTCGTCTTATTGTTAAGACGTGTCTTGTTACTGTCAGCCTTCCCTGCAATAGCCTGCTGTCGTTCTCGACCTCTGTCTATTGCGTCTCTAACTTCTGGGTCAGTAACTACAACTTCCTCACCCGCAGGATTACGAGGATATTGACCGTTTGCTATTAGTCTTTGGTTCTCAGGAGTATAACTTCTTACCCCTGTTTTACTAGGACGCATGTCATCAGTGTCATCAACTGCAAATGAACCATCATCATTAATTGCAGCACTTCGACCTGTTACTTCATTAGATCTTGGGCTAAGAGGATCCCTTGATGCACGTTCTGCTTCAGCACCAGTAACAAGTCTCCTGCCTTTAACTTCTTCTGGTTCTAGCCTGCCATCGGAAAGAACATAAGAAGGACTATCACCAAAAGCATTGTGCTTTTTTCTGTATTCTTCTGGGCTAAGTTCTCTATATCCGCTATTTGAAACAGCGTCAGAAGCCTGAGTGTCAGGAAAAAAGTCAACGCCTTGTCTTACGGTGTCATTAAAAAGTGCAGGGGTTTTAGTACCTTCAACATATTGAAGACCAAAGCCATCAGGCAGGTCAATGTTTCCAGCAGACCGAAGGGCTCTTTTAACATCCGCTGTCTTTGAACTTGCAAAGTCTTTCTTTGCCTGTGCCCGATCAGACAGTTCCCTTGGACTTAGGCCTTTAGTTTCAGCCTTATTATTAAGGTCCTCAATCTTACTAAGAAGTTTCTTACTCTTCCTACTGTAGCCAACTCTTACGCCACCACGAACCTTTGATGTTTGGCCTTTTTCCAAAGTGAGGACTTGATCGCCCTCCTTGGGAAAAAGGACATAGTCCGTAAAAGGTACGGTAAAGCCCTTTGCTGCGTAACCACCTCCACGGGTAAAATCTCTTTCGGCAACAGCGAAGAAATCAATCTCAACATTAAAGTGGGTGCGCAATGCCATCAGTCAGATTCCAATCGTGTTGCAGCATCTTCATGGGTAAGTGCTGCCATGTGCATTTCCACCGAATCTTCCGTGCGAGTAATCGAAAGAACTGAACGATCCCTAAGGATAGATCGGTCTTTACGATTCTCCCAAAGAAACCGCCGCACTGCACGGGGAGAGAACTCAGTGGGGGGGACGACTTCAACCAGCCCCCCCACCGGCACGACCCTCGCCCCGTCCATGAGGTTTGCTTCAAAATCAAAGTCAGGGTTGCTAAGAAGAATCTGATCCTTCTCAATTGCAACAGAGGAAATCTTTTTCCAATCTCTCAAGGACGGCCTCCACTAGAGTTTGCCTTTGCTCTTTCTGCTCTAACAAGGGCTTCAATCTGGGCGTCAGTCATTCCACTGAGATCATTTCTTTCTCGAAGAGACTGCTCAACTTCTGCTTGATCCAAAGTACTTGGTGTACCTGCTCGCTCAAAATCAAGAGTCCGCTGATCAATTTCCATATTGATTGCAGAAGCAGGATCATCAATAGCAGCAAGCCTGTCTGCCTTTCTTCGGGCTGCTTCAGAGCCAATACGAGATCTTTCAGATTCCCCAAACGCTTCAAGATCAGTTGCTTCACCTTCGCTAGCAACTCTTCGAATATCAAGATCATCAAAGGTATCCATCAACGCTTCAAGATCCTGCATATCAAATCCAGCCGTGCCCACATCGGTGGCATCAACAAGTTCGTTCTGCTGATTAAACACCTGATGCTCAAGTTCAACTCTTTCAAGCATCTCCATAATGTCGGCATCAGAAATTTCTGGATTGTTTTTAATCACATTTAGGACTTGATCAAAGCCGCTTTGAGTTATTTCATCCCCACTAAGAGAGTCTGCAATACCCTTAAAGTCTACTGAAGTTTGACCTTCAAAAAGTTCTTGACCTCGACGGTCCAACCCAGATGTAGACAAAAGTTCCATCATTGCAAGGGCACCCTGTTGGCCCAAAGTTTCAAAGTCATTACGTCCTCCGGCCTCGTCGATAGCCTCCCTCAATGCAACCGACTTTTTGCGACTTGAAAGAACTACCTGATCTAGAACATAACCAAGACCCACAGTGTCTACTTCAAATTGTTTACTCAAGTCCTCAATTGTCGCAGCCCGTCTAACAGGATTTCCGTTCCTATCCATTTTGGGTCTTTGATATGTTTGGCCGTCCTTGCCTTGGACATTTTCCATTACATCAATGTATTCCGTACCAAGAATAAAACTCTTGTATACGCCCTTTTGGGGACCCGTCATTTCTTCATAATCAGGAAGAATTGAACTCTGCGCAAGAGCATCTGAAGTCAAACGGACCAATGCAGATTGACGAAACGCTTCATCGTTTTCAACCAACTCAAGAATATTAAGTTCTGCACCTTCTCTTCCAAGAGTGCCATATTCTGTACTGCGAGGATTAGTTTCCCCTGCCGCAACTTCTTGTCGATAAGCAGAAAGATCCGAGTCTTGGAAAATAGAATTAAAGAAACCTACAAGCCCTCTACCGATAGAACCGGCAGCGCCATAACCTTCAGTATCAACTTCAGGACCTGATTCTCCGGCAATATTTAGATCTGCTGTACCACTTGCAATGTCACCAACAAGAGTTGTAAGACCCGAAACAAATGATTCTGCACCTGCTACATGACCTGCTTCAAGACGTTCGCGTTTAGTAGCATGATCATTTAACCCGTCTCTAACGCCACCTACAGCAGAATTAAAAGTGTTAGTTGCTCCGGTTCGTACAGTTTCAATCTCTATATTTGCTTTAGTAATTGAAGCCGTTTTATTAGAAATCTCTTGATTTAGTTTTGCAATTTCTTCGGCTACCTGAGCAGCGTTCTCGTTAGTTACAGTTTCTCTAAGAGACTTCTTTTCTGACTCAAGTCGCTCTAGTTCTTGAAGCAATCCGTCTCTTCGACCCTGCGCCCTATCAGCCATCAACTTGTTTCGATTGGCTATACGTTCCTGCTCTTTAATTGCTTCCTGTGCAGACTTGTCACTTCTTGCTCTAGATTGCTCTGCAATAAGAGCCATCTCTTTTGCATTGTTGTGCTTAACATCTTCAAGTTCTAGGGCCCGTCCAAAGTCTGCTTGCTTCAACCTTTCTTGCATAAAAAGATTGGGACCAGAACCTCCCCCCCCACCTGACCTTGCTTGTGCGCCCAAGTTTCCAATAGCCTGAAGGTTAGCCGTAACATCGCCGCCCACAGAACTAGTACTGTTAATCTTTTGATTAGCGCCTACGAATGACATCAAGCAAACTCCGATCCAAGGAATTGACTCGGCATACCCGTCAAGAGTTCAGAGCCGGGAGAAGCATCAAAAGCAAGCATTGCACTGATCACTGATGCCATAGAAAGAGGAGATCCGGGATTAGCAATAATCCTATCAGCAATAGCAGTTTGACCTTGAGCATAGAACTGGTTGGCAAGAACTTCTGCTCCTTGCTTAATCGCAGACCCCTGTGCGTAAAGATCCTTAGACATGCCTGCAAGATTAGCCATAACCCCACCTGCTTGGTTAATGTTAGAACCTGCCTGCATTCCAACTTGGCCGTAATTTTGAGCCCGATTCATTTCCATGCTTGCTTTGGCTTGATTGAATTGAGATGCAATCTGGCTCATAGAAGCCTGAGTCTGTTGAGCCGTATCAAAATCCATTTGATTAAGTGCTGCTGAAGCAGAAGGATCGCCCATCTTTGCGGCAGCCTGAAGTTGATTTCGCTGCTGTCCTCGCTGACGAGCCATACCAAACTTCATTGCTGAAGCATCAGATGCCGTAGTCTTTTCAAAGTTATCAATTCCTTGCTTCATCAAACGGTCAGATTCAGCAAGGACACCCTTGTTGAAATCCGTTTGATCCGCAAGGAACTGTTGACCTTGTTGATTAAACTGATCACCCCGAGCAGTAAGTTCACTAAAAGCATCCTGCCCGCTTTGGCGAATGTTTGCTGCTCCTCCTGTAAATGCCTGATCCATACGACCAAGAGCATTGTTAACTCGTTGTCCCTGAGCCTGACCCGCCGCAACCATGTTGTGGTAATCAGCCATCAAGGCTGCCCCAAGTTGCATTCGGCCCTTGTTCTTATTGAACTCGTTGTTTAGATGACCCGCAGAATAAATATTCATGGGTGAATTACGAGGATTACTCATAAACCCATGACTTGTTGGGGGACCTTGCGCACCCGGAATTCCGTAGTTGCCGCCTCCCATATCGAACAAAGTCCCTGCTTCAAGACCCTTTTCAATAGAACCAAATCCTTGGCCTACTGGGGCATTTGCAAACATCCCGTAGTAATCATTGAAATTACCCCCAAATGATGGGGGGGCAGAACCGTGGCTTCCGCCAAAACTACCGAGTTGCAATTGCTGCATGTTTCCAGAACTATCGTAAAAGCCTGACATCAAGTATTCCTTTCGCCGGTATCAGTAGCAGTTGCTCTACCCCGACAAATCAAAGCCATCAGTTTGAAGTCCAAATCAGGACAATAAGACTCAATACCCGGATTCAATGCAGAGTCCTGAATTCCGTGCTTGCCTCTTGTGACAGAAGAGGTATCAGTAAACGCTGCGTAATCATCAGACTCACCCGTCTTAATAGAGTCTCCAATTACAGACCCTGCAAAGTCCAAAGGAAATGCCGAAACAGCAGGATTATTTGATTCTGTATTGTAGACAAGCCCTCTAAAGAACTTGTACCCCGTGATGCCCCCTGACACATCAGTGAAATGACACCCAACAGAAGAGATTTGCTTATTAGCAAACATGTCAAAGGTAGTGACAATCTTCTTGTTTTCTGTTCGAGTCATAGGAAGCACGCTTCCAACGTATCTAAACAAGACAGGACTGATTGCTAGAACGTCACCTTCTACAAGACTAGCGGAAATGTTACCCCTTAGGGCAGTGAATGAACGATTGCCGCTACCCCCATAAGTACCATCTACAGTGACATTGCCGCCTGAAGCCTTGAGGATTTGGAACTTCTTGCCTATACGAGATGTGTCAGTTGAAGAGATTACATACGCATAAGCACCAGCAAGATCATGAGCGTGAGTGCCTTCTGCGTTTTGGCCTCCCAATTCCTTAAGGGTAGTAAGGCCGCTCTTAAGAATTACTGTGTTGTTGGGGCTGGCGACAGTGACAGACTTGACGGTAAAGACGCTGTCCCCCCCACAATCAAACGTGCGTAGGACCTTGTCCGTTGATGCCGTGAGGTCGGTGGTATTGACCGCCGTCTTTTCCCTGTCAATGTCCAAGATGTAGACGCGGGGTCTCCATCCAGTAGGAATTGAAGCAGGGTTAGATGGGTCAGGATGATTCTGAAGAAAGAATGACCGCTCATTCATAGAATTAGCGGTAGTTGTAGTTGGGGTTGTGTCATCGTAAGAGTTCCTAGTGAACTCTGAAGGCCACACTCCAGTACGGACATCATCAAAATCAGTGTCATGAATCTCAGTAATGCGCCCTGTACTGAACCACATGCAAACTGTTTGTTCCTTGACGGGATTATGGATAAACAAACAAGAAGCATAAGGATCAAACGACAGCCGCAAAGAACTTAGATCTTCATACCAATCTTCTAGAAGAAGGTTGTCAAGGGCTTTGACATCATCCAACTGTCCATTGTTTGCAACAGCCTTCATCCCCTTGGAAGTAACAAAGTAAATGAGAGGACCGGCTTCAGTGAAGGCTTCTCTACCTGCAAGACCAAACCCGGAATGCAATTCATCTACAGAGATGTACATTCCATTGCGTCGGATGTGGTAGATGCGGTCATTTGAAAACCCAACCGCAAAGTCCCCTGCCTTGGCTAGAGCAATAACACGATTCTGAAATACGTCAGGCGTAAACTTGTTATTGATAGGGAAGATTTCAGGGCTTCGTTCAATCAAAGAAGACCAACGAATCTCACCCACATTACTGACACGGGAATCAATACTAAGAACTGTATTTGATGTGCTGATCTGAGGATCAGAGATAATCAAACTTCCATCATAAGCAATGCCTGATCCCGCATAAGGGATCTCTTCATCACACAGAATCTTGTCCATGTAAATGTCTTGCATTGCAAGAGAGATGTCTTCCAGTTGATAAAAGCACTTGAAGATATCTACGGTTACGCCAGACGCATTGTAGGGAGCCGCACTAGGAGTAGTGTTTGAAATGCCTTCAAAGTCATTTCCGGTAAGAACGGCATCTCCAACATCATAGATTGTATCTAGGTGAAGAATAGAACCTGTATAGGTCCCCCCCACCGATTGCAGTTTGACTGATCGGAACAAGAAGATCTGATCAAACTTCGCAGTATCAACTTCTACTTCAAATGCAATGTATCTGTCTGCGGTAATAGCAGTATCAGTTCCTGTTGCAACTGAACAGATCTCACTCAATGGGGTACGCCTACCCGTGTGGCTGTCGTGCAAGTAGTAAGCAAACGAATAGTCTGCATCACTAAACTTGTGGAATTCCGGCTTGCCTTCATTAGGTGAAGACCCGGCAGGATTAGAGGAAGTTGAAGCATCCAGTTTTCCTACCGGGATGTACTTGGTAGGAAAAGATCCTGTTCGAGGAAAGACCGGCGTAGTATCTCCAATGTTTCTGACAAGAGGAGCAGAACCGGGACCTCCATCAATAATTTGATGAGTGAAAGTAGGGCCACTGCCATCGTAGTCGATGTAAAAGACTCGACTCGGCTTACCTTGGACAAGAGTAATTACATACTTACCCATTGAAACCACATCCATCTTTGCAGTACTAAGCACATGCGAAGATGAATGCTCGCTAATAAGAATCGTCCGCCAACCAGAAGCACCATCAACTGTATTAGTAGGACAGTAGTCCATGTAAATCGCAGTATTAGAACTACCTGTTGGCTTTACCCGATAAACAAACCCGTGCCCAAACTCGCCCTCACGAATTTGGAAATGAACAGGAAAGCAATCAGTAACAATAGACTGTGACGAAACGGCTGGGGGGGCTACGTCAGAAAAAGGACGAACAGCATCTGCCGCCGTTGCATCAGAACCTTGAAAGTTCTGATTGAAGTTCAGGGTATGAGCAAGACGAAATCCTGAGGTTGGGCGACAACCAAACCTTCGGCTGCCGTCAACACCAACAATTTCATGAGCGGTGTTTTGACCAGTAAGGGCAATACGTTCAATGCTTTTGTTTTCAGAAGCAGTGACCGTGGGAAATACCCATCGACGATTCATTTCAGCCATCAGTCTGCACCTTCTCTAAAAGGAAACGCCTTATTCAACTTGGCTCGGCGATTACCGCAGCCACACCCTTTCCCCCCACTAACGGCCTTCACGACCTTCTCAACGCCCGTCTTCCTGAGGAAGTTGGCAACCTTGTCACCCACTCCTCGGTCAGGGCCTTGGTATTGATCACAAGAATTGCAGTCTTCAATAGAAGGCTTCATCTCAAAGAGACCAAGAGTGCAGTGGTTGTTTCGATGTCTATTGCAAGTATAACTCATGGGATATCAATCGTCCCGTCTTCGCAACCCACAGGCGGGGCATCAACGCATTCAATAGCAGTGATTGTATCGGAAATAGACGCTTCAATCATGAGGCGTCGTGAGGCTTGCGCGACAGCATCCAAAGGATTGACGACCATGTCGTCTTGAGTTGCCGTATCGTCAAACGAAAAACTCCAACTCTGGCTCAAGGCTCCGCAGATGTAATCTTCTTTGGTCGCAGCATCAACGTAGGGATTGCCTAACTTGCCTAGATCCCAGTTGTTGTTTCCCGGCCCATCAAACAACCCCTTTAACTCGCCATTACGCCATTGTTTAAAAACATCAGACAATCTGAAACGGGCAAAACCCCCGCCACTTGAAATAGTCTGATCGTGCATTTGGCCGAACAATTCTGAAAATTGAATAAATGCGTTGGCATCAGTCCAAAACATCCCATCAAATTCAGGAATGTCTGTGCAGCAACAGTCATCCTTTGCATTGAAATCAATCATGGATGTCGCCATCTTCAGAGAGAATTGCGCGGTGTCAGTTAAGGTTCCGGGAAATGATCCTGTCTCAACGTAATTGGTAGACGTTGCAATTTCCAAAGGGCCGTTGGCTGTTGTTGTAAGGTTGTTGCTCCACACCATCACGCAGTCATCGTTCGTTGTCCCAGTAGGGCAAATTTCGAGCCAGCCTCCGGGCGAATTGCTAAGGTTGCAACCCTTTGTTATGGCGTCTTCGTAAACGTCCTTACGCTTCTGCAACTTAGAGCCGCCCATAGTGTCTTCTTGGTCAGGGATGCTAAAAGTTGTAGTCGAAGTAAATTCAGTGGAAATATCTTGAGGATTGCTGTCATCATTATCTGAAATATGGCTGATCGTGGATTTGTGAGCAAACCCACCCGAAACAAGATTGAAGACTTGAACATTCGCAACCACCGTACATCCGGGGTCAGGCTTACAGTGATTAGAGTAAATCTGATCCCACGCATTCACACTTGAGACACCGTCCCAAGTAGTTGCGTTTGCTTCCAAGTATGTTTCGTATTGGATGACAACGCCAAAGTGTATTTCGTTTTTGCCTTCCCCTTCAATCCTTCCGTCGAAACCTCCAGCGCCTTGAAAGTCGTCATCAAACTCTGAGGCTTCAATAAGAGACTCAAACGAAAACACTTTAGTACCGCTGACCTTCAAGTAGTTTCCGTGGCAACCTTGAGTCCGGCAAACCACCGGACAATCATCATCTTCACAGTTGTCTTGCAACGTAAATGAAACAGCACTAGAAGCGTTGAGTCTTTGGACCTTGTTGTCAGGAACGTCGCACTTAAGACATCGCTCGGAGGCAGGCAAGTAAGTTGCGTCATCAAAGCAAAGATCCGTAGAACCACTAAGGCTTAAGTTCCCGCAAAACTTAAAGCATGGTTCTTCAGCAAGATCTTCACAGCACTCTGTCCCATCGGTTCGTTCAAACAGCCAAGTCCCTGCGTAGGTGGTTGGATCTGAAAGATCAATGGTTCCGGTGCCGAGACCAAGAAAAGTCTCCCACTCGGACGCAAGAGCGGCCATGGTGTACGCACCACACAACTCATCGTCGCACGGCACAAAGAAGATCAAAGGAAGTGGGCAATCAGAGTCATCGCAATCGTCTTGCTTTTCAAATCCGCTACTAGGAGCGGCAGTACCGGGAGAAAACCCTGTTTGAAACTTGCCGCAGTAGTCGCACGGATTTTCCCGACTAGAGTCGTTGTACTTCCAAACATCATTAACTACAGGGGCTTCCCCAAGAATTGTTGTCCATTCGCTTTTAAGCGCAAAGAACCCGGACCCCGCACAAGAGTCCGTACCGGGGCAAGGAACGAAGAATAGAAACACATCTTCTTCAGCACAACAACAAACAGCAGCGTGAGTAACAGTCAAAGGCAAACAGCCTTAGTGGGGGGGAAGCCCGCCGTCACCCAAATAGACGCACCAATACGCTGGGCAAGAACAACGTCGTTTGTTTTATATCCTGCGTATTGCAATACGGCTAGAGAAACATTGCAGTCGTCTCCGTTCTCTTGACCATCTTGGCAAATGTACTTGCCGGGATTTGAATGAACATAAGGATCACTGCCTGATACATTGAATGAATTAAGACCAAAGTCACGCAGTTCTTTAGTCCCACTAATTTGAGACATTGTCCCATCACCGTTGTACTCATAAGCAGTAATGGTGTACTTAGCGTAATTCATTCCATTCATTGAACCTATACCGTTAGGCTCAATAACTTTGACAATTTGGGCACCAAACCCTGCATGGGCTTGAGGAACAACATTAAACCTAAGTTCGTCAGGTGTGCCGTCAGCAGCAGAAATTTCAATTGCCGCCTTAGGCACAACATCAGTTGTGATGTTTGTAACTTTAAGGGTGTCGGCATTGAAGCCTGAACTGCAAGATCCCGTATCTGCTTGAACTGTCTTATACGGATGAGAATCAAGTGCAATTGTTACTTTGTCTGTAGTTGCAGTTGTCGTTACACCGTTATCACCTTCAATATCTAAACTATCGGTTGTTGAAGAAGCAACAGTCGAACCAGAGTCACCCGTAAAAGTTTTATAAATCGGATGAGTCGCAGTGATAGTAATAGTGTCACTGGTGTCATTACCCGACGTACTAATCCCGCTACCACCTGTGATCGTCACAGTTGATTCAGGGTTACCGACTGAAACATTCCCTGACTGAGTATTGATCTGATCAATACCGTTAGTTGCATTAGAAGTCTCAAATGCTTGAACAGCATTTTCAAATGCTGCACCGTTAATCCCAACTACATAAGAACCACGAACGCTACTACTAGCATTCGTAGGCGTCTTGGTCATAGTTAGAAACGTGGGGCTTGAAATTGAACCATTACTAATTGCACTAGCAGAAACATCTGCATCTGCAAACGCAGTGTTTGAATCACTGTCATTAATAAAAGTATTGAATTGCGTTCCTGCTAGATCGCTAAAAGCAGGCAAGATCCCCATGATAAGACTAGTAGGGTCATACGCTTGATTTTGAGCGTAACTGTTCCCATTTGAATATGAGTAGTAAGGACTTCTTAGAGAACCTTGGATCAAAGGTTCCTGCATAAAAAATTCAGTAGCCCCTGCATTCCATGAGTTGTATGGAATTGGGGCACTGGGATAAGAATTGAAGTCCGAATTAATCACTTGTCAATCTTGTCCTTGATCTCTTGGAGGTCACGACGAATGCCTTTGACCATGGTGTAGTAAACCAGCACCCACACAATTAGCGGGGTAAGGTTGTTCTCAAGGATTGGAAGAATAGAAGGTTCCATCAGGACTCCTCGTCGTCGGAAGATTCAGACCACTGACCAAACAAAATGCCAAGGTCAGTCCCATTGACCGTTCCGTCTTGGTTCAAGTCTGATCGAGGGTTGTCCGTTCCCCAATCACCCATCAGAATGCCTTGGTCTTGTGCATCAACCCAGCCATCACTGTTGATGTCAGCGATCTGATTTTCCAACCGAAGATCGACAGACCAGTTGATTGCCTTCGTCACGGTTTCGTTCCCCCCCACCGGGAAAACGTAGTCGCATACGATCCGTCGCTTCTCGGGTTCCCAACACAAGTCTGAGCCTGACGGGAAGATCGGGACCATGCCTTCGTCAATCTTCACCGACTGACGGTATTTGACGTTCCGCGTTTGCGGCGTCTTATTCGTGATCTGGGCATCCCCCTCCATCGTGAACGGACCCACGACGTTCGACTGAGATGGGGTGAGGTAGTAAACGACGAGTTCTCTCGTGTCAGTCTGTGCTTCGGAGACAATCTGCAACATCCCAGTCACTTCGCCGTCAGGTCCAAAGACCGGCAGACGAGTGGTGTACATCGGAAGAAGACGAGGGCTGCAAGGCTCTGCATCCTGAACAGCCACGACAGTTGAAAGGAGCAGTTCGATCATGGTGCTTCCGGATCTTCGGGAGGCGGCGTCGGATCGTAAGCGACCGACTTCAACGCAGTCGCCGCCGCAGTAAGAACAGCAGCCGCCGCGATCAGTTCGTCAATCAGCATGTCGTCGGTCGGAGTCCTGCCAGTGATTTCCTTGTAAACCATCCCGAGGCGTTGAATGCGTCCCGAGATCGTGTTGAGAGCGGTCTCTATCTGTGCGAAGTTTTGGATTCTGTCTGATGCCATCAGCCTGGTCCTTATGTGTCATCGGTGTAGTAAAGGTCGATCTGAATCGTGTTGCCTGCGGAGAACTTTGCAAACGTCGTGGCGGCGTCGCCAGTGTTGTAATACCAGCGGATATAGAACAAGTTTCCTGATGTTGGAGGCTCATTCCCTGACGAATCTTGGAACATGATTTTGGTGTATTGATCTGCTCCCGTTCCCGAAGCGGGATCCCACATATCGTATTCGCTGCCGCTCGTCGTGTTTCGGATTCTGAAATGCTGGAGTTTGGTCTTGTCGAAGCAATCGCTGGCAGAAGAAAACGATCCGCTGTTCCCTGTGTTAACTCGGAAAAGAAAATTTAAATGGTTTGAAGAAGAACGAAACGGCTGGTAACCGTTTGGGTAGAAAAGACCGGACCCGACAGTTTCAGAAAGGCTTGATAGATTAAACCGAGTTCCGCCAGAAGCAGAAACGAGAGTTGCAGTCGCTGAGTATTTTGGAGATGACCAATCAAACGGGTCGGTCCAAGAATCGGTTCCGCCTGATCCGGTTGTGCCGCTGTAGTCGTCGAGACTCACCACGAAGAACGGGAACGTGTCAGACCCACCGATACCGATATATCCGTCGTCATTGTCCACGCCGCTTTTCCAAGCGTGCGCGATGTACACTGCTCGGCCAGCGGAAGTTGGAGTCCCTCCCTCCGCTGTTCCGTCTGAGTATCCGTTCCGCTTGTATACGCGCCACCCGGCATCGGGGCGGCCATAACCACTAATGGCTGCCGTCTCGGAAGACACCCAGACCGCCGCGTATGGCGGTGCTTTCACCTGATTCGCTGGATTGCCGTAGTCGCCATTTGGCGCGTAGTTGTACGGGGCAGTCGCGGCACTGTTCGTGTTCATTCGTCCGACTGCGATGTACGCAGAGTCGAGAGGGAACTGGTGATCGAAATCTCGGCTGAATCCGCCCGTGTCCAGTCTCGGAATTAGGAACGCACCGACTTGGTGCGTATCCCAGTCAGTCGTGCTTGACGCTGCTGCTTGGATTACGTTTACAAATGGCATTAGGCGGTGTACTCCACAACGATCTGAAGATCGACCCCGCTTGAGTTGCTTGAGATAACGACGCCGATTCGCTCGTTCTCCGCGACAGCCGTATTCAGCAGCGAGGCGTCCGACGCTCCGGTAGAGTTCGCCGTGACCGATGCGATCTCAACATTGTCAGTGATGTTCCGAAGCGTTGCAACGCACGAACCGCTTTCCGTTTTCGCGTAGAAGTTCGTGATCGTCCGAGCCGAAGCGACCCGAGCATCAACGACGTACCCCGGCGAAGCCTTGTCCGCTGGTGCGGTGATGAACATCGCGTAGGAGTCCTCGTGAGTGTGAGCGGCAGCCGCTGCTCCGATGTCAGACAGCACTTCGGCGTTGGTTCTTCCTACGACATGGGTAGTTCCAACGCGGAGAAAATCGTTGGTATCCAAAGCGGCTTCAGATTTGATACTGTTGCCGCTCGATTTACCAAACGTCAGTGCGGCTTGCGCTCCAATGTCGCCCAGCGTCTGGGCTGCCGTTCGGCCTTCGATCTGCGTACCGGCGACCCGAAGAAAGTCATCGTCTGCAACATTCGCATCCGCTTGCAGCACGTTGTTGTTGCTGATGCCTACCGCGAGCGGAGCAGCCGTTCCCAGCGTGGGCGTTCCGCTGATGTCGCTATACGCTTGGTTCGAGTTGAGCAGGGTTGAGAGCGAGGTCAATCCCGTGCCGCCGCGAGCGACTGCAAGGGTTCCGCTGGTCAACTTATCTGTCGAGATGTCCGGGATGCGAGCAACCGCAAGGGTTCCAGAGGTAATGTCGCCAGCCGCGTGGTTGTGGCTTGCAGCAGCAGCACCAATATCGCCTAAGACTTCAGAAGTAGCCCGGCTCTCAAGACCGTTTGCAGTAAACCTTGCGTACTCATCATCGGCAACAGAAGTACTGTCAACCTTTACAGCATTGGTGTTTGCAATACCAAAGGTGGGAGCAGAAGGAAGATTTGTAAGAGCCGAGCCGTCAACAGCGGGCAACTTTGCACTGCCATCAAGTTGGACAATTTGGTTTGCCGATGTGCCGGGTACAAGACCAAGACCAGTGCGAACCGCAGCAAGGTTGTTGTAGGAAACCGTGAGGGCACCGCTTACATCGGCAACTGCATAGCCCGAAGGCATTGTGACGCCCGTCACTGTTCCCAACTTGGTGTTAACAACAGATACGGCTCCTGCCGCAGTTGTAGCAATGTTCATCCCCGTCGAACCAGTTACCGATTGGACAGGAGCCGCAGCAGAAGCACGGGCATTTGAGAAGTAAAGGTTAGTGCTTCCTTCTCCAAGGCTGTCCGTAGTTTGCCCTGCAAGGCTTACGGGACCAACACCCAAAGCAACAGTCACTTGATCTGCTGCGGGAGAAGTCAAAGTTACAAGATCCTGTCCAACAGTCTGGACAGTAACTTTGTTTTCCGTAGTAGCAATAGTGACAGTATCAGCCATCAGGTTGTAACCTCAGGAGTAACAATCAGAGTTCCTTCTAGCACACGTTCAACAGTAACACCGTCTTGAGTTACGTTTTCCATGTCGTAAACGTACTTGCCCGGAGCATCAATTTCAGCAGTCAAAGTTGCAGGAATCGTAATTGTTACTGTGTGGCTGGCACCGGCAGCAAGTGTGTGCTTGAAATGAGAAGCCTCGGTAGTTCCGTTAGTCGTCAACGAAAGTACAGTAGTCCCACCAAACTTATCCTTTGCTTGCATTCTAAACGTACTGTTTGCAAGGAAGTTCTGGGCAGTTGTTCCGTCAGATTGAAAGCGGGTGTAGACAAGAGTAGATGTCTCGCCCTGATTGATTGTCCAGTCGTATCGAGCAGTCATTAGAATTTACCTCGGAAAGAACCGTACATTGAAATCTCGTCATATCCGGGATTATCAATCGTGTTCTTCTGATAGTGCTTGCCTGTACGCAACTGAAGGTTAGCGAGATTGTCGGTAGCAGACTTAATTGAAGATCGGTACTGCTGAAGAATCATCTGATAATGAGAACCTGTGACCTTACGATAAGATCCCAACTTCAAAGCAGACGCGGCAGAGATGGCTTCATATAAAGACTGCATACCAATTGGGGCAATCTCGTAACGGACGTTGGCAGAAAGAGGAGTAGAGAAAGCAAGGCGAGTAGTTACTTCCCCAAGATCAACATCATGCGTAGCAATTACTCGCTCTTCAATCATTCCAGTTTCAGGAATGATTCTTAGAATCTGACCGGCGTAAGCGTTTTCACGACGATCAATAGATCCAAGATTTGGTGTGGTGTCGAGTTTGAAAGTCTTTCGATCACCCTGCATGGTCCCGCCATCAGCGGAGTAATGCGGCATAATGTCACCGCTTGGCACATAGTAAATGTGCCAACTGTTGCCGGTAGAAGCGTTTTCTTGCTTAGGGTCAAACCTAAGAGTATTGCCTTCAATTGCCCAACCTACACCATAAGGATGGAATTCATTACGAGGCATGACCTCATCAATGACATTTCCGTCTTCGTTGCGTAGAGCAACTCGCCAAATTTCTCCGACACTTGGGGGAAGTTGGTAATACTCAGTGTTCTTTTCAAACTCCACCATGTGACGAAGGACAACAGGATTGTCCAAGTTCATGTTTAGTCGAGACCAAACATCAACCATCGAAGGCGAAATGATGTGCCTAATCAGAAAGTCGTTGTCGTACTTGGCATCAAAATCAGGGTCATCGAGGTACCCACGAATTCGCTCAAGAACGGTATATAGAAACGAGTTAGTACTGTGCATTAGCCACCAGTCACAATCCGGCCCTTGGCCTTATCGAGAAGGTCCTGCTTAAATGATCCAAATTCAGGGTCATCATTTGCAGACCATTTTCGTTGTCTGATCATATGGGCAGATTCTTCGTTTCCTTGCCGCTTCATCCAATCTGCGACCCGATGCTTTTCTTCAATGTTGTCTCGGTCCCTCTTCTTCTTAGTCAACGCTTGATCACGAATCCCCTTCTTGACGCTCTCAGCAATTGATTGAGCGGAACGAATACGACCCCGGACCCACTCCTGAGTAGGGGGCATCCAGTTGGGGGGGTAATCAAATGCCTCTAGTTCCAAAGCAATACCAATTCCATCCCGCTCAGGGTGGTACATCCACTTCGCAAGAACAAATTTAAACGTCACCTTATGGAAGTAAACAAAGAGATCTTCTACTCCCGTAAACCTGCGGACCCAAAGAACCCAATCTGAATCAGGGAGGATCTCATGATTCTCACCAATCCTTAGATTAGAGTCCGCTGCATCAGCAATAGGGTCAAACATGATTTCAATGTTCATCTAAGAAGATTCCTGAGTCATGAAACTTGGGTCGTATGTGATGTTTAAACCAATACCTAACTGTATTAGGTGATTTATACCCAAATTCCTCGGCAATTTCTAATAGAGAATGCCCGTCCATTTTCATTTCAACAACCTTCTTTTCTTTTTCTGTCAAAGAAGGAGGGTACTCAGGTCGATGCTCATCAATTTGGGCACCCGGTATATCTTCAATCTTTACGTCAATTATAAAGATTCGCCACTTCCCTTCTCTCTTACGCCAACCCATGGACTTGCCATAGGCGTAATAAACTTTGCCTCCTAAGAAACAATTGAGAAAAGTAGTGACGGCTCCCTTTTCGGGGTCGTATTTATTTTCAAGCAGTTCTAATGCAGAAATATATGCTTGGTTGTAAACCTCATCAAACTCCCAACGAGAGAAGAATCTAAACCATCTAACCGTCCACTGGTGTAAAAAACCCAGATGCAAATTTATGTCTGGGTTGTGATTTATCATTAATCACTTCTTCTTGCGCTTTGACTTCCAAGACACTCGGGCTGGGCCTTTCTTTGCTTTCGTGCCCTTACGAGTGCATTGAGCCTTAGTTGGTCTACAAGCGGGATAAGGTCTCTTCCCCCCACCCTTTGCCGACTTCCTGCCGCAGGGCTTCCCAGTTTTGCAATCAATCCAACCCTTGCCATTGTTTTGAGAGAACCACTTCTTAAGACCAGTCTTCTTCTTAGCCATCAGCAGCAGCACTCCTTCCACGTCTTACCGCAACGCGAGCAAATCATTTCAGATGCTGGGGTCACTTCTTCTTCTTGCCCCCGGTGCCCCAGTTCTTAGCACCCTTCTTGCGGCACTTAACTAGGGCACCGCTTGCATAAGCAGACGGCCACTTCTTGTAACGGCTCTTGACTTTGTGGTAACAAGCGTCTTTCTTACCACCAGTCTTCTTCTTTGCCATTACTTCTTGCCCTTCTTCTTCTTAGCCTTTGCCTTAAATGCTGCAACTCTCTTGGCCTTTTGAGCCGGAGTTGACTTGTTGGAAGCAATCAGGGCGTCAGTCGCTTTACGACGCTTCGCTGCGGCAGGAGTAATCTTGACTTTTACTTTACCCTGTCGCTTAGTAGGTGGGACGATCGACCCATTTCGCAAAGGACCACTAGGAAAACCTCTCTTGCGAAGAGACGTTTGTTCTTCAACCGAACCGAACAGACCAGAGATTCCGTGAAGGCCCGTTTTTTCGTTGGGGAAACTTTTCTTC